CCTTCAGTTGAATAGTGCAGTTCTGTATTGGTTTTCCCGCACCATCTTTCAGCACACCTGAAATCTGTACTGCCATACTTACTCCACAAATAAAAAAGGCGCCATTTCTGGCGCCCGTATTGGGGTTATAAATATTTCAACGGATACTGATACCGGAAGCAGCTTTTTTGGTCACAATCACCGTACAGTCTGTGATGTTACCTGCGCCCTGATTGCCTTTCTGGAAAATCTTAAACTCCAGAGTGACGTTACCACCACCACTCGGCATATCAATAACCGCACTGTAACTACCGGGAATGGCTCCTTTAGTTTCTCTGGATGCGATTAATACGCCATTTTTGCGAACTTCAAAACCATAACCCGTGTATCGCGTACCTCCCGGGTTATTACCGCTCCCCGGATCGTCATACGCCACACCGTTAAAAATAATGGGCGGAATAATGATTTGGCGGTCAAAGTTATGATCATCGTAAATGGTGACTGTAACCGTCCCGTTTGGTGTTTCCGTGTTACCCCACGTACCAGCCTTTTTCGGGAATGATTTGGATACAGTTTTAACGAAGTCACCTCTGACCTGGTTCGCCTCCAGCATGCCCTTAATCGTACAGTTTTCATTTACCGTGACATTATTGAGCGTCCCGGAGTTCGCATTCACGTTACCGCTGATATCAGCATTTCTCGCCGTCAGCCGCCCGTCCGGTGTCAGGGAAAATGCCGGAGGATTACCGCCGCTGGTAATGGTGGGAGCCGTCAGATACTTCAGGAACACTTCGTTCATGAATATCTGGTTGCCCTGCGCCACAAACATCGGCGTTTCATTCCCGTTTGCCGGGTCAATAAACGCGATACGGTTAGCGGCAACCAGGAACTGGCTCAGTTTGCCTTCCTCCGTATCCTCCATGCTGAGGCCAAGCCCCGCGACATAATGTTTGCCGTCTTTGGTCTGCTCAATTTTGACGCCCCACATGGCATTCCATTTATCGTTGGCGTCCTTCCACTCTTTCGAAAACTCCTCCAGTCTGCTGGCGTTATCCTCCGTCAGCTCGACTTTTTCCAGCAGCTCCTTGCCGAGATGGGATTCGGTTATCTTGCCTTTGAAAAAATCCAGGTAACCTTCCGCATCATCGCTCGCCCGACCGACGGCCTCCACGAATGCCGATTTGCCAACGGTGTTCACACTGCGGATATAAAAGTAATAATCATGGCCCGGTTTGATATTGATACTGGCGGCTATCCAGTACAGCGCCGTACCAAGATAGCGGGCTGTGGTTTCAACCTGCCTGATATCGGTAATCCGCTTTTCCGAGAACCAGAACTCAAACTGTACCGTCGGATCATAAATCGCAAGATGCGGCGTGGCGGTTATCTGAAAATAGCCCGGCGTCAGCTCAATCCTCGACGGTGCTGCCGGTGCGGCAATCCGGAACGATACCGACGCCGGATCGCCCTGCTGTCCCCACGCATTTACCGCCCGGACTGTCAGCGTGTACCGCCCCAGCGCCAGTTGCGTGAAGCGGTATGTGGTTTCCGTCGTCCGGGCCGTGCTGACCAGCCGCTCACTGCCGTCATCCGCTGCCACGGTCAGGCGAAGCATAAAGCTCACCCCCTTCACCACCTTCGGCGTGTCCCAGCGCGCCAGCACCTGATATTCCCCGCTGTCTGCGGTGACTTCGGCAGTCAGGTGCTGCACCGCTGGCGGCGTGACACCATTCACCGTGCCGCTCTGGTCGCCGTCAAAGTGCGCCCCGTTATCCACGATGGCCTCTTTTTCCGGTACATGCTGCACGGCAGTGATGGCATACGTGCCGTCATCGTTCTCACGGATACTCACACAGCGGAACAGGCGCTGGCGCAGCGTCGGCAGCTTCAGCCCCCACACGCTGTATTCTGCAACGCCGTCAGGAACACGGCTTACTTTTACCTTCACGCCGTCGGTGACGGACTGGACCTCCACGCTGACCGGATTCCCCTGTCCGTCAACCAGGCTTATCAGCGTGGTGCCGGAGGATGGCAGCGTGATTTCACGGTCGAGCGTCAGCGTCCGGGTCTGGCTGTTCACCGCCAGCACGCGACCACCGGTGCTGATACCGGCATAGTCATCATCACAGATTTCAATGACATCCCCCGGTACATGGCGAAGCCCTTCGGCACCCACGCTGAAGTCCACGGTCTGCGTTTCCAGTAGCTCCGTTTTAATCAGCCACAGCCCGGCGCGGTGTGCCTGCCCCCGGCTGGTACAGCCAAAGGCATCCATCTTCGTGACGTTACGACCGTAACGGGCAATGGCCTGCGTGTCCTCCACAAGCTCTGTTGCCGTTTCCCAGCCGTTATTCGGGTCAATCCAGTTCACCTCAACGGCATTATGGCGGTCCTTCAGGGCGCTGAAGCTGTAGCGGAACGGCGCGCCATCATCCGGCATCACCACATTACTGCGGTTATAGGTCCACACCTTATCCGACGGTCGGTCCTGCACGAACGTCAGCGTCTGCCCGTTCCATACCGGCATACAGCGCATCGCCGAGCAGAAATCACTGAGCACATCCCACGCCTTACGCTGTGTGGTCAGGTAAGCGTTACAGGTGATGCGCGGCTCCGTGCCACCAAAACCATCCGGCACCGACTGGTCGCAATACTGTCCGATGACATACAGCGCCCATTTGTCCACATCCGCCGCACCAAGACGTTTCCCCATGCCGTAGCGCGGATGGGTCAGCATATCCCACAGACACCATGCCATGTTGTTGCTGTATGCCGGTTTAAACGTTCCGTCCCAGATACCGCTGTATTGCCGCCTCTGCGGGTTATAGTTCGACGGCACCTGCAGAATGCGCCCGCGAAGATGATAATTACGACTCACCTGCTGGCTGCCGAACTGTTCCGAGTCCACCTGCACGCCGACCAGTGCCGTGTTCGGGTAGCACTGTTTCACATCGATGATTTCGGTGTATGACGACCAGAGCGTTTTGTTCTGCAGCTGGTCTGTGGTGCTGTCCGGTGTCATCCTGCGCATCCGGATATTGAACGGGCGCGGAGGCAGATTATCCACCACCACCGAGGCCAGATACTGCGAGGTGGTTTTGCCCTTAATGGTGATGTCTTTTTCCGTCACCCAGCCACCGTTACGTTGTATCTGAACCAGCAGGCGAACTTCCGACGGATTCCGGTCCCCCTTTGAAGTGGTTTCCACCAGAGCCTGCACACCGAAGGTAAAGCGCAGACGGTCGATGTTTGCAGACGTGATGGTCCGGGTGATCGGCGTGTCATATTTCACTTCCGTACCCAGCACCGTCTCGGATCCGGAGGATTCAAAACCCTCCGGCGGTGTCTGCTCCTGCTCACCTGCCCGGAACACCACCGTGACACCGGCGATGTTGGTATTCCCTTCACTGTCCAGCACCGGCGTACTGTTCAGCAGCACGCTTTTTAATCCATCCACCGGACCTTCTATCGGTCCTTCGCTGATGGCATCGATCACACTCAGTAACTGCGTGGATTTCAGGTTGTCCTTCGCTTCGCGCGGGGTATGCCCCTTACTGCTGCCTTTACCCATTCGTCATGCTCCATAAACGACAAAACCGCCCGCAGGCGGTTTCACATAAAACATTTTGCATCAGCGACCAATCACCACAACCTGACCACCATCCCCTTCGTCTGCCGTGCTGATCTCCTGAGAAACCACCCGCGACCCCACACGCATTTCACCGTACAGAACAGGCAGAACATTGCCCTGGGCAACCATGTTATCCAGTGAGGAGAAATAGGTGTTCTGCTTACCGTTATCCGTTGTCTGTGTGCGGGGAGTTCTGGCTTTAGGTGCCAGCATCTGAGCCACACCGCCGAGCACCATACTGGCACCGAGAGAAAACAGAATGCCGGTCATACCACCGGCCCCAATGGCTGTTCCCCATGCTGCAAGGGTGGCTCCGGCGGTAAAGAATGATCCGGCAATGGCGGCTGCCCCCAGGACAATCTGGAATACGCCACCTGACTTGGCCCCGGCGACTCTGGGAACGATATGAATCACAGCGCCGTCAGGCAGAGCCTCATGTAACTGCGCCGTTAATCCGGACGTGCTGACATCCTGCCCGGCAATACGTACCTGATACCAGCCGTCGCTCAGTTTCTGACGAAACGCAGGGAGCTGTGTGGCCAGCGCCCGGATGGCTTCGGCCCCCGTTTTCACACGAAGGTCGATGCGGCGGCCAAATCGTTGTAAATCCCCGTAAAGGCAGATGCGTGCCATGCCCGGTGACGCCAGAGGGAGTGTGTGCGTCGCTGCCATTTGTCGGTATACCTCTCTCGTTTGCTCAGTTGTTCAGGAATATGGTGCAGCAGCTCGCCGTCACCACAGTAAATGGCGGCATGATTCGGCACAGATGAACCAAAACAGCACAGCAGCACATCGCCCGGCTGCGCCGCTGACAGCGGCACCTGATACAGCCCTGCGGCCTCCAGATTATCCAGATAGAGATTCTGACCGTTACGCCACCAGTCATCCTCACGATGAAAATCCGGCATCTCAATCCCCGCCAGATGGTAAGCATCCCGGAACAGCGTGTAACAGTCCGTCACCCCGTGCTCAAAGAGCCGCCCGGTGAGATGCGGCACACAGCGGAATTTATGAATCGCCCCCCGGCAGACCAGCCACCACGGCAAATCACTCTGCACCTGCAACCGCCGGTCGGCCTCACTCAGCCAGGGCAGACCACCGGGATGGCTGTGCACCAGCGCCACAATCTCACCCTGCATTTCTGCCCGCAGCCAGTCCTCCGGCGACATCCGGAAATACGCCTCCGGCTCACCGGAGATATTTACGCAGGGAAGATATCTGTCTCCCTCCGGCGTTCTCACCACAAAGCCGCACGACTCCGCTGGCGCACATCGCCGGGCGTGCGCCAGAATCGCTGATTCTGTCTCTGTCATGGGATTTACTGCGAAAGTTTGTTAATGGAAAGGAAGCCGCCAAAGTTGCCGACGTTATTGCGAAACTTACAGCCACTCAGGCATTTGCTGCATTTATCCTTCGTGATATCGGTTGTCGGCTGGTCATATTCATCCGCGACAGCCGGACCGTGATAACCGCACTCATCACCGCGATAGGTCCAGGTGCAGGTGTTGGCCAGCATGATACGTCCCGGAAAAACAGCGCCATCCGTTTCCGTCGGCGTGGACAGTACAAAGGAGGCACTGACCGCGCTCAGTTCGCTGCACTGCTCGATGCGCCAGCGGCTGATCACCTCCTGCTCCGGATCGGCGTCGCTGTTTCCGTTGACGAAGTTCACCGCATCCAGAAAACGGGCATAAACCTTACGCCTGACCACCGTTCCGCCGACCAGACTCTGCAGGTCTTCCGCCATCCCGGTGACCATACCGTACAGGTTAGAAACCGTCAGCGTGGGGCGCGTACTGGTACCTTTGCCATTCAGTTCGAAACCACTCCCCTGAATGGGATACGCCTGATACTGTCGCCCCTGCCAGGTGACCGGCTCACCTTTTTCGTTCTGCTCATTACAGAAAAAATAACGTTCTCCACCAACCTCTGTCAGATCGATTTCCCAGAGCACCACGCAGGCAGACTGCTCCGCACGGGTGCATTCATTCAGTGTTTCCTGTCGGATATCCTGCATCAGTTCACCACCTGTTCAAACTCTGCGCTGAACTCAACACGCAACATACTGACCCGCGACGACCATTTTGCGCAGGTCACCTTTATCTGCCGCCAGTCATAAGGCGGCGTCCACAGAAAGGCTTTCCAGCCTCCGTGCTCTGCCAGAAACGATTCCAGCGCCGTGGCCTCCCAACGGGGGACAGAAATCGTCACGCTGTACGTTTTCAGGTTGGCATTCAGCCCGGCAGGCGCGCGCTGGGAATAGCCATCACCAAAGCGCACCTTCCTGACGGAAGGAGCCGAAGCCACATCCATACCGGGTTTCACTTTCCAGCGGAAGGTTTTCATCGTCCACCTCCGGAGAACAGACCACCATCACGCATCTGCCCGGTCACAACATCCATTGCCGCCTTACGGGCCATGTCATACACCGCCTTCAGAGCAGCCGGACCTATCTGCCCGTTCGTGCCGTCGTTATTAATCACCACATGGTTATTCTGCTCAAACTTCCCGGACGCCTGCGACCGGCTGTCCGCCAGGCTGCCCGGTGTACCGACATAACCACCGGTGGCATAGCCGCGCATCAGCCGGTAGAGATTCCCCACGCCAATCCGGCTGGTTGCCTCCTTCGTGAAGACAAATTCACCACGGTGAACAATCCCCGCTGGCTCATATTTGCCGCCGGTTCCCGTAAATCCCCCTGTCGCAAAATGGAATTTCGCCGCAGCTGCCTGAATGGCTGTACCGCCTGACGCGGATGCGCCGCCACCAACAGCACCGCCAATGGCGCTGCCGATACTCCCGACAATCCCCACCATTGCCTGCTTAAGCAGAATTTCTGTCATCATGGACAGCACGGATCGGGTGAAGCTGCGCCAGTTTTGTTCACTGCCGGTCAGCATCGCCGCCATATTCTGTGCAATACCATCAAAGGTCTGCGTGGCTGCACTTTTAACCTGCGACATACTGTCCGTGGCGCTCTCTTCCCACTCACTCCAGCCTGACTTGAGGCCTGCCATCCAGCTCCCGCGAAGCTGGTCTTCAGCTGCCCAGGTCTTTTTCTGCTCTGACATGACGTTATTCAGCGCCAGCGGATTATCGCCATACTGTTCCTTCAGACGCTGTTCCGTGGCGTCCCGCGCTGCCTGCCGGTCAGTCAGCCCCCGGTTTTTCGCATCAATGGCTGCCCGTTTTGCCCGTTGTTGCTGTGCGAATTTATCCGCCTGCTGCGCCAGCGCATTCAGGTGCTCCTGATACGTGACCTTATCGCCAAGTGCAGCCAGCTGGCGTTTGTACTCCAGCGTCTCGTCTTTATGCGCCAGCAGGGATTTCTCCTGTGCGGACAGCTGGCGACGTTGTGCCGCCTCCTCCAGTACCGCGAACTGACTTTCTGCCTTCCACAAATCCCGGCGCTGCTGGCTGATTTTCTCATTCGCTCCGGCATGCTTCTCCAGTGTCCGGAGTTCTGCCTGAAGCGTCAGCAGGGCAGCATGAGCACTGTCTTCCTGACGATCGCCCGCAGACACCTTCACGCCGGACTGTTTCGGCTTTTTCAGCGTCGCTTCATAATCCTTTTTCGCCGCCGCCATCAGCGTGTTGTAATCCGCCTGCAGGATTTTCCCGTCTTTCAGTGCCTTGTTCAGTTCTTCCTGACGGGCGGTATATTTCTCCAGCGGCGTCTGCAGCCGTTCGTAAGCCTTCTGCGCCTCTTCGGTATATTTCAGCCGTGACGCTTCGGTATCGCTCTGCTGCTGCGCATTTTTGTCCTGTTGACTCTGCTGTTCAGCCTTCTTTCGGGCGGCTTCAAGCGCAAGACGGGCCTTTTCACGATCATCCCAGTAACGCGCCCGCGCTTCATCGTTAACAAAATAATCATCCTTGCGCAGATTCCAGATGTCGTCCGCTTTCTTAAACGCAGCCTCTGCCTTAATCAGCATCTCCTGAGCGGTATCAGGACGACCAATATCCAGCACCGCATCCCACATGGATTTGAATGCCCGTGCTGTCCTGTCTGCCCAGGTTTCCAGCGTGCCCATGTTCTCTTTCAGGCGTCGGGTCTGGTCATCAAACCCTTTCGTTGCGGCCTCGTTCGCCGCCTGCAATGCCCCGGCTTCATCGCCGGAACGCTGCAACTGAGCAACATACGCAATCTGCTCCGCCGTCACGTTATGGAACTGGCGCGCCATCGCCGTCAGCCCCGACGTCGGGTCAGTGGTCAGCTTCCCGAAGGCTTCAGCGACCTTGTCCACCTCCACACCGGATGCAGAGGAGAAACGCGCCACACTCTGGCTGATGGACGCAATCTGAGCCTCACCGCTTACCCCCGCCTTAACCAGTGCACTGAGTGACTCGCTGGTCTGGTTAAACGTCAGCCCTGCAGCCTGCCCGGCTCTGGACAGGACCAGCATACGATCTGCCGTCAGTCCCGCCTGATTACCGGAAAGGACCAGCGTTTTGTTGAAATCGGACAGGGTTGAGTTACCCTGATACCAGGCATACGCCAGCGCACCGGTCGCCACCGCCAGCGAGGTGGCCCCGACCATCGGCAGGGTGATCGCACCGGCAAGCCCCCGGAACATGGGGATCATCCCGCCGAAGGAGTCCTTAACCTGACCACCCTGTTGCAGCAGGATCAGCCACGGGCTTTGCCCGCCTGCAAGCTGCGTGGCCACGTCGGTGAACTGTGCAGGCAGCATACGCATGGCGGCTTTATACTGCCCGACGGAAATCCCCGCTTTCTGTGCAGCCAGCGCCTGTCGGCTCAGCGACTGTTCAACGACTGCCGCTGTTTTTTTCGCATCACTTTCCGTACCGGAAAAATGACGCCTGACTCTGGCCATCTGCTCGTCAAATCTGGCCGCATCCAGACTTAAATCAACGACCAGATCGCCTACCGGTTCAGCCATACCGGACTCCTCCTGCGATCCCTTCTGATACTGTCATCAGCATTACGTCATCCTCCGTCATGCCCGCCATATCCGGGGAAGCGGGGATAACTTCATTTCCGTCCGGGTCAAAGCGGACGCCTCCGGTAAGCCCTGCCGCTTTCTGCATCAGCACATCATCTTCAGGCTCTTCGTCATCCTCACGCCGGTTCAGCAAACTGAAATCCAGCGGATGCATATCCGGATCGCTGAAAAACAGGCTGAGCACAGTGTACGTCAGCCCGGAAAAGTGCATATCCAGCAGAACATCATGAAAATAATGGGTACTGTAAAAGCGGTGCCAGTCGGCATACTCCGTGGATGACATCCCGGCAAGCATGGCGCGCCAGTCAGGTCGCCCCATCTCTCGCGCCAGTTTCAGGGCAAAACTCAGCTCACCGTCGAACACTTTCCCGCAGAAACAGGCTCTGCAGGCCCGGCGTCCTCTGTCTGGTCAGGGGCATCATTCACCACAAACTCATACATTCCGGACAGCCGGTACACCACGTTTTCAGCATGAGAAATTGCCTCTGTAGGCCAGGTGGTAAGCACTTCCTGCTCAATCTGTTTAACGGCTTCATTCATGGACGGCATCTGCGTCTTCTTCGGATGGTTATGCCACAGGGACATCGCCACCACAAAAGCGCCGGTTCTGATGGCGTCTTCCACAGTAAACTTCCGGTTGCTGTCTGACTCCGCCTGTTCTGCCTGCCGTTTCATCAGGGCGAGATGCTCAATACGCTGTAGGGCTGACAGTTCAGAAAGCGTGACGGTCACGCCGTTATGTTCAAATGATTCGGTTTTCAGGAACATCGCTGACTCTCCGGATTAACTGGCGGTGACGGTGATTTCTGCAACCGCAGCAAACTCACCATTACCGGATACGACCGGAATGTTGACCTTGCCTGCAGCAACGCCGTTCACGGTGATGGTCATACCACTGACCGACACGGTGGCTTTTGTTTTATCCGCAGACACCGCACGGAAGCTCTTGTCGGTTGCGCCTTCCGGCTGGAATGCCACGGTCAGCGTGGTGCTCTGCCCTTTCACTACGGAAGCACTGGCTGGCGTTACCGTCATGCCGGTGGCCGCCGTCACCGTGCTGCGATCTTCTGCCATCGACGGGCGTCCCACATTGGTGACCTTCACCGTGCGGGTAATCACTTCCTTCGCCGTCACCGCCTTACCGATACTGCTGACCCAGCCACGGAACACATCGACCGTGCCGTTCGGGAAGCGGATTTTATAGGCACGGGTATCACCTTCATTAAACCACGCCAGCAGCGCCTGCTGCCCCTGCTCTCCGGGCATCCACGCCAGCGTGAAGCTGGTATCTCCGGCTGACTTCTGCCCCTGTCCGGTCGCGGTCCAGTCCGCATCTTCATCATCGAGATAACTGTCGTCATAGGACTCAGCGGTCAGTTCGCCGGGCGTCAGGTCTTTAACTTTAGCCAGACGCGACCAGTCAACGTCTGAAAGCGGGTTCGCATAAGGGTCACCGTTCCCCTTATAAACCCACAGTGTGGTCCCGGCACCTTTCACCGGCATTGTTGGATTTGGTACAGGCATAGCGTCCTCACATTTCATAGGTAATGACATAAGTCAGATCGGCTGAACTCCACAGGCCCGCATCATCGTCGCGCCGGTAGTCATAGCCACTGGCCACCATACTGGTGATCAAATCTGACAGTGCCGGGATATCGCTCATCACCGGATAAATCCGGGACTCCATCCACGAATCCAGCTCTGAATCCGGCACCTGAGCAGGCAGGAAAACTTCAATATGCAGCTCCGCCTGCCAGGTATCGCTGTCCAGCTCTTCGCCCGTGTATTCAGCGCCGGTGAGATAAACGGCAATTGCCGGAAAATCCGCCTCATCAAAAACAGCGGGGCGACCATCAAAAAGCGTCGCCCCGGTGTCATGCTTCTCCAGTGCATCCAGTACGGCTGCACGGAGTTCAGTATGTTTCATCGCTTTATTACCATTCTCAGTTGATGCTGCAGCGCATAGCCCAGCTCTTTCGGAAGACGTTCACGCCGTATCCGTTCAATATTCTGTTTAAACGCCGTGGTAAGCGGCACCGCCATCGGGATTTTCACCACATCAATGGGGTAACGGTTTTTCCCGGCCACACGCTGCATGACATGCCACCGCCCATTTTTCAGTTGCTGAATAAACGCGCCGGGAATACGACGGTTACCCACCACAAGCACGCTGCCGCCACCTTTCAGGGATGAACGCTGCCCCTTTTTACGACGCCTGCGGCGGGACAGGACAACCCGCGCATTACCCAGCTTGATTACGGGCAAATCCCCCCGGTTAACTTTGATTCTGGCCTGCGGGTTTTTGACCGTGGCCCTTTTCAGCCTGGCCCTTTCCTTTACCAGTTTCCGGCGTACCTTTGTCTCACGGGCAACCTGTGACGCCGACTGCGATATCGCGGATGAAGCAACGCGGTTAATGGCCATTGCGGCGGCACCGGGCACCGCCGTTTTGCTGATACGGCTGAGGTTTTCAACGGCCTGCTCAAGACCTTTTATGGCCATACATCCCCCTTTCAGCGGCGACGGTTAACGGCAGGCGGCACGCCCCGTCCAAGCCAGAGATGACAGCTTCCGCCATCATCCGGCGAAACCCGATCTACCCAGAAATTTTCCTCACCGATGGTCAGCGTGTCTCCACGCCGCAGCTGCCGCATCTCATCAGTCCGGACAAACAGGGACGGGCTGGAGCCTTCAACGCGCACGCCCTGTCCGGCATAGCTGATATTTTCAGGGTCATCAAAAACACCACGTATCACCGCACCGGACTGCTCACCGGATGTAATGGTGGCTGACGTTCCCATGTACCCGCGTATCGTTTCATCGGCGCGGGCAATGGCAGCATCGAACAGGTTATCGAAATCAGCCACAGCGCCTCCCGTTATTGCATTCTGGCCAGGCCGCGCTCTGTCATTTCGGCTGCCACACCGGCAGAGACACGAAACGCCGTTCCCGGCAGCACAAATGCCACAGGTTCATCCCGCGTGGCGTGAAGTGCATCAGTATGCAGCTTCACCAGTGCCACGACCGTGACCAGTTCAGACGTATCCAGAATCACGGTATCCGGCTGCGCTGATCCCACCTCATTTTCATGTCCGGTCAGCACATTTTCCCGGCTGAGAGGGGTGTCCTGACCGGCAGTTTCATCCGTGTCATCAAGCTCCTCTTCCAGCTCTGCCACACGGAGCGCCAGTTCTTCTTTCGTCCCCGTCAGGCTGACATCACGGTTCAGTTGTTCACCCAGCGAGCGGAGACGGGCAATCAGTTCATCTTTCGTCATGGACTCCTCCACAGAGAAACAATGGCCCCGAAGGGCCATGATTACGCCAGTTGTACGGACACGAACTCATCAGGGTCAGCCAGCAGCATCAGCGGTGCTGACTGAATCATGGTGAACTCACGCGCCGGATCGCCGGTGGTCACCCAGTTTTTCGGGTAACGGGCAGAGGCGTTAATGCCTTCGCGCTGTGCGTCCGCATCCTGAATGCAGCCATAGGTGCGCAGACCGCGTGCCTGAGTGTTCCCCAGCACCATCGTGTTGTCCGGCAGGAAGTTCTTTTTGACGCCGTTTTCCACGTACTGTCCGGAATACACGACGATGGCCACATCGCCATACATCCCCTTATAGGACACCGCTTTACCTAGGTCTTTCACCGCTGTCTCCAGCTCGGAATGAGAGCCGCGACGAGTATCCAGCTTCTCCTTGACGGCTTTGAAGGAACGGAACAGCGCCCAGCCTTTCGGATCGAACACGATGATATTCACCACACCGCTGGCGTTCAGCGCGTAGGCTTCGATATCGTCGGTCGGGTCATACGTGGACTTGTCACGCTTGCTCCACTCCGTGCCGCCGGACTGCGTGATGTTATTCTCCTCACTGCGGCCCATATCCACCTCAACCGGATCGAAGGCTTCACCGGTCATGGTGTATTTGCCCTTAAGCACGGCAGAAACTGCCTGCATCTCTTCGACCTGAGCAATGGCCAGCTCTTCGTCACGCATGTTCTGCATGATGATGCGACGGCGGCGGTAAGCCGGGTCCGCCAGATTCTGCGGATCTTCATCCGGCAGGCGACGCAGGGTCATCTGCGGATTCACTTCATGCTTGGGTTATATGAGTCAATATCGAAAGGATATGATTGAATTTTCAATATAAAATTGATTGTTGTAGCTTTCGAAAGAAGGTTCTGCAATACATTGTGCAATACAAAGTACGCTGTCTTAACCTTTTGCTCCTCGGTGAGGAACTAGAAGCAGTTTTGCTGTGAACTCTCACTTAACTTCTTAGCCCTAAACATCTGAATTGGAAAAAAATAAAAATAATTAATAACAATAGGTTATAGAGAACTGCCTTATCTCAATAAGGTAACATCAAATTTTCCACTTAAAACTGGCAAGAACGAACTTGATATCTTTTTCAAATTCAATAGAGTAGAAAAATGGAAAAGAATAGGAAAATCCTGAAATGAAGGGTACAGAGATAAGTTCTCATTTAGTGCAGCCAACTCCACTAGACTCTACAGAAGTTACATTGTTACAAACTGCGCTCTCAACTGTGAGGCATGATGTAGTTGACTGCCCATATATTTCAGAAGCAATAAGAGTTCTTCCTGTAAAAAGTTATAGAAGTGCCATCACTGCTTACTGGAATGCTGTAGTTGATGATTTACGTCAAAAGATAATTCATCGTAGCCTAGATCTATTCAACAAAGAGTGTAAACAAAAAAAAGAAATTAAAACGTATGAAGATTTTCAGGATTATGTGAGCGACTTTGATTTAATAGATGGAGCATTTAAAATAGGAGTTATCGATCGAGAAGGTCAGAAACTATTACAACAAGCTAGAGAAACCAGGAATCTATTTGGTGGACATCCACAAAGTAGCGACCCTGATTTAATCAAAGTAGTGAACCTGATTAATGATTGTAATAAATACGTTCTTTCTAAAGAGTTTCCACCAGCCATCATAGATATAACTACATATCTTTCAGAAATGGATTCGGCAACATTTAATAAAAATAGTCTGGCAGTTAAGCAAGCCTTTTCAGATCTACCTGCAATTTATATCAGTGAATTATCCTCTCGTTTTTTTGGCACATACTGCTCATCCAATATATCAAGTGAACTCAGAAACAACATTGAATTTTGCGCACCTATTTTATGGACATTACTTTCAAAAGACGACCGACGTAAAGTCGGCCAACAATTTGACAAGTATTTAGTTTCAGGAAACAACAATAAGATAGAGAAGGCACAACAATTCATACTATTGGTAGATGGACTGATGTATATTAGCCCTGCATCCCGAAAAGTTATTATTGAGCCTCTCATTAATAAACTCACCGAGTCTTTAGATAATTGGTCAGAAGAGGAAAAAATCGTAACCCAATTATTACCATTCTCGAGTTTCGTCCCTGAAGATAATATTGTTGAATTTGTTTCAGCCATTACAAAAACTTATGTTGGCCATCGTGGTTTCAGCTATCAGTATGGAAGGAAGAATTTTTATTCAAATGGGGCTGCACCTTTAATATTGGAAATGTTTGAACACTTTGATATTAACATGGTTTCTGCATTTGTTGATGTTATTAAAAATGATAGTACACTTCGTCACAGAATCCAAGAGGATGGGCAATTCTCTCGATTACAGAAACTTGGTGAATTACTGTTAAACAAGAGCACATGCACTCCTACAGATAAAATATTCCTAACACTTTTAACTGATGCAAGTAGAAATAAAGATTTATTTTTAAAAAGCCTGCCTAAAATTTCTTCAAGATAAACAATAGGCGTGATCGATTCTTATCACGCCTAATTTTTACCCCTCAATAATTCATTGAAGGAGCAACAAAATTTAAAGTCAACCATAACAGAATATATCAGTAACTTGTTACATTATCTGTTATAGAGAACCTCACATCATTCGCCAAAACTGCAAGCAACTAGATGTCTTGCTACTTTAAATCCTGAACAGTACGCATAGTGACACAATAACCTCTATAAGCATTTGGGGTGGCCTCGATGCTTACTTTTAGATAAAAATGAGAAAGGAAATGACGGAGACCCAAAAGCCTGTTTTCAGCACCTGTCATTTCCTTTCTTTTTAGAGGGTATTTCTAGTAAAAACACTAAGTTACGAGGAAGAAGAACGGAAACGGCAAATCGCAGAAAATTGTCATAAATAGCAAGAATCTGCGCGCCTGACGCCCCGTAACGTTCTGGATCACCGGAAAGGACCCGCCAGCCAGAGCGGGCCCTAATTTCATCAACCAATCAGCTTATAGCGACCATCCCGTGCATTGCGGCGTACACGCTCAATCTTGAGGCATAGCGCCGCATCTGGCTTTTTTGGGACAGGTACGCGGCAATATTCAGAAGCGCGAGGAATATTATTTATCCAGTCGATCACTTCACTTAAATACCAGGCCTTACGCCCTTCCGTAACCTGCACACGCTCCGGGAACTCTCCACTAGCCTCAAGGTTTAGCAGTGTACGACGACTCAGGGTTGTAATTTCCATCACCTGATTCATATCAACAAGGCGCTCGCTTAAACACATTTTGTCAGCGATAGCTTTTAATTCCTCTACAGCTGGATTCGGGTACATCATTTCGGCAATTGGCTTAAGGTCATTGTAATCATTCTGCATTGTATCCCCCTTTACACACGAGCCAGCGGCTGAACAGAAATACCTGAGCCAACAAACGCTGCAACCTTTACTGACAGTTCTTTAACAGACTCAGGCCAGTTCAGAGCATCAACATTTAAGACACCTGTCTTATAGACCTGAGCCTGTGTTTTTTTCGCGGTGTCGATTTGTACAGCGGAAACATAAACCGCTTTACCTACGCTCGAACCATCCCATACCACCAGTGCACCTGTTGCATCTTCCTGCATCAGTGGCGTAAATGCAGGAATTACCCCTTTATTAGCTGAAAATATCCCCAGCGTAGTCACCAGTGCTTCAGTGCCAGCCATGAGTTCAGTGTAATGAGTAGCCATTGCTCCCCCTTAGCCAATGCGAACGGTAACAAAACGATTGATGCGGGCCGGTATTGGCTGTGGTGCTGAATGTGTCTGCACATATTCAATAGCCGGATCACCAGGCACAATATAGTTTTTCGGTGCAAGTTCGGCTTTAGTCAGCCCCATTCGGATTAGCTCCGGATCCTGAATACCGCCATAGGCGACAATCCCCTGAAGAGCCGTATTGCCAAGCACCATCAAATCAGGATCAAGGAAATGTTTTTCTGTTCCGTCCTCGTCGGTATAACGCCCGCTGTAAACAACAATCGCAACATCGCCCATATACCCTTTAAAACTCACCGAATCACCAAGGTCTTTAAGGGCCGTTTCCAGTTCGGAATTAGAACCACGACGGGTATCCAAAGCCTCTTTTATCGCTCTGAATGAACGGTATTTCTTCCATACATTACCACCCATAATGATGATATTAGTGACGCCCTCACTAAATTCTGCGTAGCTCTCAATATCATCATTTGGATCAAAAGTTTCTTTATCCTTACCTGACCACTCAGTACCGCCAGACTGAGTGATGATATTTTGTGGTTTTATATTCCAGTCCAGCTCATAACGTTCAATACCATCGCCCTCAATGATATTTTTCCCCGTTGTGATTGCCTGAACAGCAAGCCATTCAATACGTGCACGAATAGCTTTAGCCTGATTTACAATCGCCTGTTTAACTTTAATATTACGCGCCCCAAAAGCATTGTATTGCTCAGGTGACACACCAGCAGGGCGCACAGCTAACTTATTTGGATCAATGCTGCTTTTCGGCTTCATATAGCCTGGACGAATTGTTTTTGATTCGTACCCTTCGTCACGTGAAACTTTACTACCCACCATAGGAGAACAAAACGCTGCAATTGGGATATTTGGATCGTCGATTGTATCAAGAATAATATCGCGCGATTCAAACATTACCGAGCGAGTAAAAAACAAACTGGTAAATAACGCATTTAGTTGTTTTTGTACATCTACAGCATTAACTACCTGTACAAGCTGAGTAGGCGAATATAAATCAACCATACGCATCCTCTTTGCATTCATTAAAAATAATTGTGGATATATGCTATCACCGATATTTGTCATGCGAACACATGCAACCGAGTGCAATGTTGTATAAAGTTTTGGGGTGACAACTTCAGTGCGGACAATTAGTGTTAATATCTTCACTCCCTTTGGTCGGGATTTATGTAGCATGCCGGAAAATTTATTTTTTCCGGCTTTTTTTATTGGCAATATTTAAAACGGGATATCATCTCCCCATTGCTCATTATCTCCCTCTGGTGGCTGGCTTCCTTGCTGATCTGCCTGTTGTTTTGCTCTGTTCAGTGCGTCAGTAGCCTGCCCCTGTTGGCCTTTTTTGCCGCCCGGTCGCACCGATCGCGCACTGATTACGCTGTCTGCGATAACCTGCCAGCCCTGCCGCGTTTCGCCGTTCTGTCCAGTCCACTGGCTCATCTGCATGTTACCCGCCACGCTCAGGAGTTCGCCTTTGTGATGCTTTGCCAGCGCGTCGGCTTGTCTGCCAAACGCCAGGACAGATAACCACAACGTCGCCAGACCGTCATCCGACTGACTGCAGGGCAGTGATACCGCCATACGCGCCAGCGTCATGGGGGTGCCCTTGCTGGTCTGTTTTGTCTGCGGGTCGTCCACCAACCGCCCGTAAACTGATATTTGCGCCGTCATGCTGCCTGCTCTCCGGACTTAATATTGATTGTTGTCACTTCCTCCGCTTCAGCAATCTCCCGTTCGGTCAGCGTGGCAAAGTTTGCAGCCGCCGTTGTCATGAATGCGCTTATCAGTTCGGGATGTGCTTTCGCGTATCCTTCCCCGGCGTTGCGGTCTATTGCCTTAATCGCCACCCTTAGCCAGTGTTCAGCCATATCAAGGGCGCGGTAATGTGGCTTTATATGTTTGTTCAGTTTTCCTGATGTGTGCATTTTTATTTTTACCCCCTCGTTTAAAAAGTTTTTTGTGCACCACCACCTTGTCTACCTTGTCTACCTGATTAGTTATCAGGCCAGTAATGGCGCGGGTTTCAGGGAGGTAGACAGCCCCAAATAGCTGTCTACCTCATCTCTACCCGTCTCCTTACCTGTCTACAAAAATGGGTAGATAAGGTAGATAACAGGTAGACAGTGAAAAATAGTTATCTACCTGCATTAATACATTGAAATAAAAGTATTTTCTTTCAGTCAGGTAGACAAGGTAGATAACCATTGCCATTTTTTATAAAAACGCATCGCAATCATCAGTAGTCGTTGCGTTGGTCTGCGTGACTCCCTTAACTTTTCGCGTAATATATTCATATCCGTAAACTTTCGCCGCTGACCTCATAGCCTTTCCGAACTCATTCACGCTCAAACATTTCCCCTTTCCTGTGTATGCCATGAAGGCCATATAGACACGGTAAAGGCTGTTTCTGGTCGTGTACTTCACGGTGTCACCACCACCGCCCATCATTAGCCCACGAGCTTCCTCCAGAAACTCCAGCGCCGCGCAAAGCTCAACAACCGGATCCGTTTGCTGCTTTATTGCCAGAGCTTCATCACCGTCACGCTGTTCCAGTAATAAAGCCCGTGCCTTTTCAGGGTCAGCAAAATTAGCCAGCAAGCGGCGGATAATTACGGGGATTTCTGCCGCTATCTTTTCCGGTAATTCCTTGTCTTTTTCGTCCTCCCTTACAATGTTGTCGAACCGGAAAATCACCCGACGGCGTGACACACCTCCGGCCCGTTCGGTAAAGATCATCGGGTCGTTATTGGTTGCCAGTACCACCGCCCTTATTATCGTCGTGAATCGCTTCTCATATTTCGGGTTAATTTCAACGGGATCGCCTCCCGTGATTTTCTTGATGCCCGTGCCTTCCCCCGTATATTTCGGCTGATCGGCAAGGACGATAAGACGACTCCCGACAACCTGCGCGCGCCCTCCTGCATCATCGAGTGATGTCATCTCCGCGCTTACGGTGTTCTGTTTGCCAGCAAGCAGGGTGGCAATATGGGTAAATGTACTCTTACCGCTTCCCCCGTCTCCGGTGGCCTCAATGAACATCTGCCAGTCGTAGCGGTTCGCCATAATCATGTATAACGCGGCACATATACGCATCATCTTGCGCGGGTCTTTTCTTGCAGCATGTTCAAGCCATTTATGGAAATTTGGCGCATTATCGCGGATGTTTTCCCCTGCTACTGGTGGCGTGTACTCAATGCCATTGTGCGTGGTGCTCCAGTGCTCCGGCGAGTGCGGAGAAAATTCCCCCGTTTTCAGGTTAAGCACACCATTAGTGAACGGTAGCAAATCACCGGACGGCTCCCCCATGGGGTCGGCAATAACTTTTAACGCTTCCACGGCGTTATTGATTACACGTTTGCTGAACGTGGCCCTGTGCTCTGAATAGATCGCCACCATTTCGCGGCTCAGCTCCATTGTGCTGACCGGACACCATACCCCGCCGCGCCATACGTGGACGATTTCACTTTCTGCATGAACACACACACCATCAAAGCGATCGGCAAGTAGTTGTGCACGTTCACTGTCTGCCATCTGTGAAAGTTGCGCCTTTTGCTTCGTCGGAAGATTAAGCACCAGACTTTCCCCACGCTCGCATTCCTCTTTGAGTCGCGGCAACTGCTCGGATAAATCCACTGGGCTGGTGTCAGTAATCCCCGCGTATTCGTGTACGGTCTTCACTCCAGCCACAGCCAGTAACGTAACAATCTGCGTCATGCTGTGCTCTGTGATATGTCCTGCGCGGTAAACACGCACACACTGACGATCTTCATCAATGATCCGGTAATCGGTGATATTTTTCAGTTGCTCATCAGCCAGCACGACAGGCGGCACATCGTCGGCGGCAATATGTTTACCCGCCCATTCCCGCCACTCTTTCGCATGGCTCCACGCATCACTACCTGCAAAGATGATTACCTCTGTCAGTCTGTCGCGTGGCTGTTTTTTTAAGTTCGGTGCCAGTTTCATTTTTTGCCCCTGAATGCGTTAATCATGCTTTTCATTTTCTGGATGTTTCCCCGCGCTTTTCCCTGCTGATGGGCTTACTGCGGGGTGCGGCATATACCAGGGAAAAATCACGCCGGAACTGATAAACAGGCATCACGCAGTCATAGCTATACCCCTCACGGCGGTAAGTGATGCGCCGTTCTGCCACGCCTTTAATCGTTACCGTGCCGCCGTATTTATCGCGGTAAATATCGCCGTTCATAAATTCAGGCCGAGCGGGGCCGCTGGCAATAAAGCCAGAATTTTTCATTTCCATATTATTTATTCCTCGACTTAACTCGACTTATTTGATAGCAGGGCACTATTTATTGCGTCATTGAGTTTTTCTGCTGATTCATCAATAAGTGACAACAGGCCATAAGCAATATTTGCATCTTCATTGTCATTTATGCAATCAAGCCACATATTTAATATTGCTTTTGCTGAATTATTTAAAGTTAATGAACTTTCTGCACATGCTAACAATTTAAAAAAGACTTCCCGTTCTGTATTCATTTAATCCCCCACCAGCTTACTTTCTTCCTCAATCAGGAAACTAGTGACACTTCCCGAAAGGCGCGCCAGTAGGCTCGCCAGCGCGGATATATCAGCATCTGTAATTTTGTTCGGGTATACCTCAAGAAGGCGGCAAATAATTTCTGTCTGGTGCGCACGTTCAGCGGCTTCGTGTAATGTGATTTCCTGCATTAATGCACCTCTTTTAATTCATACACTGCTGAAATAATGACTTGTGATAAGCCATATTCTGATGATTCGCTTCTCACCGCAGCAATAGCCGTCTGAACATTAACAGCCTTCACGTTCTGAGTGATACCAATTGTGTGGCCCAGTGGGTTAACAGCTCGGGCAAATACACGGAAGGTTTTAAGCACGGCACACCTCCTGACGAATACGGGCGGCGAATACCATCACGCAGCCAGTTGGGGATTGCTGGCGGGCTTCCTGTTCGCTGATGGCCTCGATGGTAATCATGCGCGGTTGTGCCGTACTCAAGGCGATAAAACGCCAGATGTATTTATTCAGGTTGTGCGGGTCCCGCCCTTGCGGGTGTGTGGTATGATTTCTCATAGCTACCTCGATACTGTTGCTATCGTTGGTGGTTAGAAGCCCGTTGGTGTTCCCAGCACCTTCGGGCTTTGCTTTTTTAAGTGCCCCCGTGTTAAGGTGGTCACCTAACAATGAAAAGGCTAATTCAATAGGTGGTCACTTGTCAACGATCAAACGCGATAAAAGTCCTAAGGGTGATGGGCAATCTCCACAATTCAGAATGCGAATTTCTCCAGAGCTAAAAGAGCAATTCGACAAAGAAGCGCAGAGCGACGGCATAAGCCTAGCCAACTGGCTTAAAGAATTAGGGCGCAAAGAGCTGCTACGGCGCGGTATTGAACCAAAAGGATAAGAATAATTGAAGTCAAGGAGCTAACACATGAAATACGAATTCTTCGCAACAAGTAGCAGTAGTTTGGATGTATACATAGTCACTGTATCAAACGATTCTGGCTCGCTAATCATGACTTGTAATTGTCCAGCAGGAAGTAAAGGTATTCTATGTAGACACCGTAAAGCTTTAATTACCGGAAAAATCCGTGGTATATTCACTCCCCCAAGAAGGAATAATCCTGAAAAATTACAAGAAGCTATAAATTTAATAGCCACATATGGCATAGATAAAACATTAAAGTTGTACACTGATGAGTTAGAACGAGCAGAACAGACTTGGATAAGTGTTCGCGATAATTTGAGAGCAATGATAAACGCTCTTGTTGAACCACCTAAATATTGAACTGTTCACATTGCCTATCAGGCGATAACCTCGTATTCTGATTAAGGCTAACTATATACTCACATTGGCGACCAATTCTGGTCGCCTTTATCCACCATTTTTATAATATCACAGATTAAAAGTGTTAATCCTTACCCCCTGAATGGAATTGATGAGGATTTAATTTCCACAGAACTAAATCCTCTTGAATCCAAGAACATTTTTATACCAGCCTCAATGAAATCATAATCGTTTGTCGGGCCAATTGTAATGCTTTTAATTGGTAACTTTCTATTATCTTTATTATCAATGATGATATAAGGGATGATTCCATTATTATTTATTCTGAAGTGCACATCTGGCATTTGCATCCACGGAGTAAATACCAATCTAAATTCATTCTCTTCGATAAAACTAGGATGTTTAAAAAATGGGATGTATTTAGATATAAATTGATACGTAGAGACCATTGTTACAAAATGATCATTCATTTCTTTAATATTAATACCATTACAAGAAAAAAACTCTCCCAACTCCTTACTCATCTTAGTAATATCGTTATTATTTGAATATATAACATCATGTGCAACACAATTTAAATAAATATTTTGAGAAAAGCTCACAAGTTCATCCGCATCAAACTCAATGCAAACACCCTGTTTATTTCCGTAACCTCTCCACTGACTTAACTTATCGTTTTCCTTACAAAAAGAGATGCTATAAACATGTTTATCAATCCCTTTTTCTTTTTGTAACCTCCCTTTCTCATACATGTCAAGAGACTTGAGCAAAATAGTTTTCTTATCTTTTGGAATGATATTGCCATCAACTATTTTAATTGTATTTCGAAAGCATTCACATCCATGGTTAGACTCCTCTTTATCATTTAAGAAATATATGTTTGTAGCCCATAAAGAATTAGAGTCTAATATACCTTTCAAACCAAAAAGATCTGTATAATGAAATATAGCCACAATGCCCACCTAATAGTTAAGTTGTTTCCCACTCACCTCGAATCCATGCCTGCACTTCTGAAAGACGATATGCAACAGCAGTGGAACCAATCTTGATCCGCTTAGGAAATTTTCCTTCCTTCTCCAGCTTCCAGCGTGTGCTGTTCGCAAGAGTAGTTAGCTCCCGACATTCTTTCTCACGGATCATTCGGTCAATGTTAGGAATGTACTCCAGACCCTTTTTATCAACAATTGCCATTTTTTTCATGCTAACCAGCCTTTTGTTTGAGGATTGTCACTTTTGAATCAGCAGCTGCGATGCTATTGAGATATGTAGTCCAGAGTTCCAGAGCATCCAGTTTTTTAGCCATAAACTTACTCCGGTTGTAAACACCTGCCACGCCAGGTAGCGCATGGCCTAACAGTTGTTCTACTACATAAAATTCAACACCGAGATCACTTAGATGAGTAGATAGCGTTCTTCTAAGGTCGTGTAGTGACCATTGTTTTTCATGGCCCAAACGTTTACCGATTTTCCCCCCAATCTTGCTTACGCTTTCTCTAATTCGCAGACTTCCCAGCACATAACCAGTATGTTTTGTCTCTTCGTGAACATCCGTTACCCACTGTCGTAGAATTTCAGGTACTGGTCTGACGATTTCAACACCAGTTTTTGAGTGATCTTTTGGCACAGTCCAAACCCAACTTTCGAGATCCCATTCGCTCCATTCTGATAATCGGGCTTCACTCATTCGACATCCAAATACTGTACAAAGCACAAACATTTTTCGCGTGTATTCAGACATTAGTTTTAAATCAGGCTCGACAAAAATTGCCTTCCAGAGCTGGCCGAGTTCGGCTTCATCCAGAACCCGATCCCGCTTACCTGCAATCTGCCCCACATCACTCATGCGCAAATCCTTTAAAGCATCACACGTCGCGTACTGGCGTATCCGACAAAAACGAAGAGCTAATTTAGTGTCAGAAAAAACATACGCCGCCATAACTGGTGCATTACGTTTAATTCGGTCAAAACAGTCCAGCCATTCATATAGGTGAGTGTCATTTACGGGCAAATGACCGATATAGGGAAAGATATGCTTTCGAAATCTGCCAAGCGTTACAGCATGAGTTTTACGACGCACCTTACAGTAATTTTCATACCAGTAATTTAGTGCATCCTCCACTGTGACCGGCTTTAAGCGTTCTTCAGCCTGAATCTTAATCTGGATACGCGGATCACGTTTGTCAGCCAACCAACCACGGCACTCGTCGCGCTTTTCCCTTGCCTGTTTGAGTGACATATCAGGATATTTACCCAACGTTAGCCAGACCGGAGCAGCCCGACCACCTGCTAACCTGTAGAAGAAAACAAAGCTCACAGCCCCTTTAGTACTCACACGAATAGAAAGCCCCTTTCCATCAGCAATGGTGATCTGCTTTTCTCTGGGTTTCCCCAGATATCCTTTAAGCGCTTTGTCGCTCAGTTTGTTCTCGCCAGCCATTTTTAGCCCCAAAAAGCAATACAAGCTGCAATACAGAGATGATTGCAACACACAGATAACGAGGAAAATTCAGTGAAAGCGCCAGATAAACTTATTCTTTATTATCAAAAGATTAAGTGTAAAAACCAGCAACTACACGAAAGCCTCAGAAAGCCATGCTAAGTGCTTCGGCTTGACATATCCCGGCGTAAATTCAGAGGTGGAGCCGCCACGGGAACGGATAACCTCACCGGAAACAATCGGCGAAACGTACAGCGCCATGTTTACCAGTCCCGGAATTTGTGAGAGATAGACTTTCTCCGTGGTGAAGGGATAGCTCTCACGGAAAAAGAGACGCAGAAACAGCGGATCAAACTTAAATTTCTGCTCATTTGCCGCCAGCAGTTGGGCGGTTGTGTACATCGACATAAAAAAATCCCGTAAAAAAAGCCGCACAGGCGGCCTTTAGTGATGAAGGGTAAAGTTAAACGATGCTGATTGCCGTTCCGGCAAACGCGGTCCGTTTTTTCGTCTCGTCGCTGGCAGCCTCCGGCCAGAGCACATCCTCATAACGGAACGTGCCGGACTTGTAGAACGTCAGCGTGGTGCTGGTCTGGTCAGCAGCAACCGCAAGAATGCCAACGGCAGCACCGTCGGTGGTGCCATCCCACGCAACCAGCTTACGGCTGGAGGTGTCCAGCATCAGCGGGGTCATTGCAGGCGCTTTCGCACTCAATCCGCCGGGCGCGGTTGCGGTATGAGCCGGGTCACTGTTGCCCTGCGGCTGGTAATGGGTAAAGGTTTCTTTGCTCGTCATAAACATCCCTTACACTGGTGTGTTCAGCAAATCGTTAACGGCATCAGATGCCGGGTTACCTGCAGCCAGCGGTGCCGGTGCCCCCTGCATCAGACGATCCAGCGCAGTGTCACTGCGCGCCTGTGCACTCTGTGGTGCTGCGGCCAGAATGCGGCGGGCCGTTTTCACGGTCATACCGGGGGTTTCTGCCAGCACGCGTGCCTGTTCTTCGCGTCCGTGAGCCTCCTCACAGTTGAGGATCCCCATAATGCGGCTGTTTTCTGCCGCAACCGCTGCGGTGATCTGCGCGTTCACGTCCGGCTGCGCCGCGCTGGCGTTCTCGCCCTCCGTCGCTGGCACCACGTCAGTAACGTCAGCCTGCGAAGCAGTGGCTGAAACAGTTGTTGATTGAGTCTCTTTGGTCATTCGCCCTCCTGAGAGACGGGATTTACGTGCATCCAGTGCATCACGCATGACGGTGATCGCATCGGTGCTGTTAACAAGTTCATCAGCCAGTCCGGCATCAATGGCCTCCTGACCGCTGTACACTGCAGCCTCGGTATCCAGCACAGCCTGCACGGACAGGCCGGTATATGCCGACACCTTCTGCGCAAACATCTGGCGGGTTGCGTCCATCCGGGACTGCAGTGTCTCCCGGACGTCATCCGGAAGATGGCTGTAGGGGTTGCCATCCACCTTATGGCTGCCGCTGTAAATCAGCGTGATTTCCACACCCTGTTTCTCCAGCGCAGCACCGTAATTACTGTGAGCCATCATGACGCCGATGGAGCCTGTCCGGGCGGTCTGCGTGACCAGACGCCGGGAGGCGGCACTGGCAAGCAACTGACCTGCACTGCAGTTCATGTCGTTGGCAAGCGCCCATACCGGTTTTATGTCACGCACACGGGCGATGATGTCAGCGCAGTCAAATGCCCCCGCCACCATCCCGCCGGGCGTGTCCATATCGAGCAGAATGCCGTCCACCATCGGATCGCTGGCAGCCTGTTGCAGACGGGCGATAATGCCGTTGTAACCGGTCATCCCCGAGTACGGCTGCAGCGCCCGCGTCCGGCTGACCAGCGTGCCGGACACCGGCAGCACGGCGATGCCGTTCATGACCTGATAACTGCGGGCCTGTCGTGGTCCGTCATCATCACCGGATAATGCCAGCGTCGCGAGTGCCTCCTGGGCAGTCAGGCTGTCGCCGGACACCGCATCCGTCAGGCGGCTGATCCCAAGCTGGCCTGCAAGCGCACAAAAGAAAACCCGCGCATAGGCGGGTTCAAGCATCAGCGGCTCATTAAAGGCCATGCTGGCAATATGCGGGAGATTACGCAGCTCTGCTGTCACTCTTCTCCTCCTCTGTTGATTGTCGCAGCCCGGATTCAAATGCTGCAGCCGCCCAGGCGGGCGGTTTAAGACCGGCTGCACGGCGCTCCATCGTTTCACGGACCTGCTGGGCAAAAATTTCCTGATAGTCGTCACCGCGTTTTGCGCACTCTTTCTCGTAGGTACTCAGTCCGGCTTCTATCAGCATCACCGCTTCCTGAACTTCTTTCAGACCATCGATGGCCATACGACCGGAGCCTATCCAGTCGCAGTTCCCCCAGGCACTGCGGGCTTCCTGAAAACTGAAGCGCGCTTTTGAAGGTAACGTCACCACGCGGCGAACGATGGCCTCTTCCAGCCAGCACAGAAACATCTGGCTCGCCTGACGGGATGCGACGAATTTTCGCCGCCCCATAAAGTACGCCCACGACTCGTTCGCACTGGCCCGTGCCGTGGAGTAGCTCATCTGGGCGTAATTCCGGGAAAGCTGCTCATACGAGACACCCAGCCCGGCAGCGATATACCGCAGCAGTGACTGCTCAAACACGGAGTAGCCGTTATCCGTATCCTGAGCCGTCTGCAGGTTCAGTGAGTCACCCGGCATCAGGTGCGGTACTTTTGCGCCTCCCAGCCGGACCGGCGCTGCGGCGTAATACGCGGCAATTTCACCAATCCAGCCGGTCAGCCTTTCCCGCTGCTCCTGACTGTTCGCGCCCAGAATAAAATCCATCGCTGACTGCGTATCCAGCTCACTCTCAATGGTGGCGGCATACATCGCCTTCACAATGGCGCTCTGCAGCTGCGTGTTCTGCAGCGTGTCGAGCATCTTCATCTGCTCCATCACGCTGTAAAACACATTTGCACCGCGAGTCTGCCCGTCCTCCACGGGTTCAAAAACGTGAATGAACGAGGCGCGCCCGCCGGGTAACTCACGGGGTATCCATGTCCATTTCTGCGGCATCCAGCCAGGATACCCGTCCTCGCTGACGTAATATCCCAGCGCCGCACCGCTGTCATTAATCTGCACACCGGCACGGCAGTTCCGGCTGTCGCCGGTATTGTTCGGGTTGCTGATGCGCTTCGGGCTGACCATCCGGAACTGTGTCCGGAAAAGCCGCGACGAACTGGTATCCCAGGTGGCCTGAACGAACAGTTCACCGTTAAAGGCGTGCATGGCCACACCTTCCCGAATCATCATGGTAAACGTGCGTTTTCGCTCAACGTCAATGCAGCAGCAGTCATCCTCGGCAAACTCTTTCCATGCCGCTTCAACCTCGCGGGAAAAGGCACGGGCTTCTTCCTCCCCGATGCCCAGATAGCGCCAGCTTGGGCGATGACTGAGCCGGAAAAAAGACCCGACGATATGATCCTGATGCAGCTGGATGGCGTTGGCGGCATAGCCGTTATTGCGTACCAGATCGTCTGCGCGGGCATTGCCACGGGTAAAGTTGGGCAACAGGGCTGCATCCACACTTTCACTCGGTGGGTTCCACGACCGCAACTGCCCTCCAAATCCGCTGCCACCGCCGTGATAACCGGCATATTCGCGCAGCGATGTCATGCCGTCCGGCCCCAGAAGGGTGGGAATGGTGGGCGTTTTCATACATAAAATCCTGCAGGTCCCCTGCGTCGCTGTGTCATGCCGGTCTGCACTTCCAGCTCTGCAATATATTTTTTCAGGTCAGACACGGAAGTGGCCGTAAACTCCACCCTTCGTCCGTCTTTCTGTACTGTTGCCACCCGTTTACCTGTCATCAGGTCATGCAGTGCCGCACGGGCAGCGGCAAGTTCTTCCTGTCGCGTCATTCATCCTCTCCGGATAAGGCACGGGCGTAATCTGCCAGTGTTTTCTTGTTGGTTGCTGCACCATCCTCTTCCTGCAGGCTCGCCAGCAGCGCACTGAGATCCAGCTGCCAGCGGGAAATACTGATGCGCAGCGCCGCCAGCGCATAAACGAAGCAGTCGAGTGCCTCATTGCGTCGCTTTTTGCTGTCCCACAGTATTTTTTTCCTGCCATCCACCCATTTTTCGACCTGCTCTTCAGCAGTCAGCTGCTGCGCTTCGGTCAGATCAAAAATATCCGGGTTATTCGGGAAGTGAACGGCACCGGGAAGCGGTTCATCCCCTTCCGGCGTCAGTGTGAAGCGGTTATAAATCTGCTCTTTCGCGGTATCCGTACCGATTTCGGTAAGGTAAACCCCGTTTTTGTTTCGCTTACGTGGCATGCTGGCCACCGGCTTTCCGTAGAC